CGGGCGATTTTCCATGCTTGCCAGCGTTGTGCCGGATCGCCTCGCAGAAGGCCGCTCAGGTCCAGCTCAAGGCTGCGCGCCGGGTCGATGAAGATCGACCGCGTGAACTCCGCCTCCAGCTTTCGGCACCACGGCGTCAGCGTGTTGGTCGCGAACAACCTGATCAAGGTCTCCGTGTTCGAGAACGTGCCGTGCGTCAGGTCGCCGACGATCGGCGGCGGAACATTGAAGAGCCTGCAAAGCTCCTCGCCGGAGAAGCGCCGCGTCTGTAGGAATTCAGCGTCTTCAGGCGAGATCGTCAGAGGCTTCCATTTCAGGCCCGAGTCGAGCAGGAGGAAGCGGCCCGCGTTCGTCGGCCCGGACATCGCCGACCTGAACTTGTCCCGCAGATCGTCGCGTTGATCCGGCCGCAGCGTTATGTCGGTTTCGAGCGCGCCGCTCGGTGCCGTGAAGTTCTCGTAGAGCGCCGTCCCGAAGGCCTGAACGGCCGATGCCCCTCGCAGGACGGAGGACGCGCGCGAGATCCGGCTGCGACCGATGAGACCATCGTCGCTTCGATCTCGGAGGTGTAGGACCTCGTCCTGTAGAAGTCGCCGTGCCCGGATCGTCGCCCCGTTGATGCTCGTCATCGGGTGTACGTCGTAGACCAGCCGCCCGTTCGTGAGTAGCGAGACGGTGACGTGTTCCCACGGGATCGGCACGAGGCCGATGATCGCGCCCCTGGCATCGGCGATGATCTGCGAGAGCGCGTTCCCGCGCAGGAGGACCGAGGCCATCGTCCATTCGAGCCAGTCGGGCCAGGACTGATGCGAGTTCGGACCATTCGCGATCAGGCGCGCAACGGGATGGCGCTCGTCAATCTCTCGTCCGCGATCGAGTCGCCGATAGACGAGGGCAGGGAGCGAAGCCATCGCGCTCGCGATCGCGTTGACCGCCGCGACCACCGTCGAGAGGTTCTCCGCGAGCCGCGGATTGACGCTCGAGCCGCCCGTGTCCCAGCCGTACTTGAGCGCGTCCCAGGAGACCTCTTTCGAGCGCCTCTCGGGCCGGATCCAGTCGACGATGCGCCGAAACGGATTCATCGACAGGTCTCGAGGTAGAGCCGCGCGAGCGCGAGCCGCGGCGTCGCCGCCCGGGCGATGACCTCGGTGCCCTCATACGCAGGCCACGCGCTGACGACGCTGATCTCGCGCAAGTCGACTTCGGTCAAGGTGCGCCGGTTGCCGTCCCACGTCTCGCCGACGGGCAGGAAGCCGAAGCTCGCGCCCCCGAGGTCGCCACGCTCGGCCAGCGCCAGCATGTCGTTTCCTCGTTGCGTGGCGGGAACCGCGAGAGAGAACGCGAGCCCGGCGGAGTCCTCCCGAAGCGAGAGCGTGCCCGAGGCCGTGCGACCGAGCAGCGCGCTCGGATCGTGGTCGGCCAGGGCAACGATGTCCTGCCCGCTCGCGAGAGAGTTCGCGAACGCACCCGGTGCGATCGTCTCGACGTAGTCGTCGATCCGCGCCTCGACGTTGAACTTCGCGATGTAGCCTTCCAACGAGCGGCCCTTGGCTCGTAGCTCAAGGACCGCCCGCGTCTCGAGCTTCACGAGCTTACCCCGGAGTCGCTTGGCTCGCCGCGAAGCTCTCGGTGTGCCGGACCGCGATGTCGACGGACATCATCGCCCGGACCTTGACCGCGCCGCGGTTGTACGCGCCCGACTCGTAGGGGTTGACCAGAACGTCGAGTTCGGACCACAGGCCGATCAGCAGGTCGGGCCAGTAGCCGAAGATGAGCGACTCGTCGGTCGGCGGGGAGCCCTCCGTGAGCGGCGCGTTTGCCGTCGTCTCGGCCTGATAGCCGGCGAGGGAGTTTGGGTCTTGCATGATCATGACCGAATCCGTGCTCGTGACCTTCGCGGTCGACCGAAGCAGCCTCTTGATCCCCGGGCTCATGATCCATCCCGCGTTCGCGGTGTCGACCGAGTTGTCCTCCAGGATCTCGATGAGCTGGAGGATCTTCGCCCAGGTGAGCGGCGCGGTGACGGTCGTGGTGTCGACGCCGGCGACGTTCAGGACGCCGGTCGGATCGTTTCCGCCAGAGCCGTTGATGCCCGCGATGTCGAGCGCGCCCGCGAGGACGCGCGCGAAGTCCATCCGGACCATGTTCTCGACGTCGGGCGAGGCCTGGACGACGAGGCCGCGGCTGTACTCGGTCAGGCAGCCGCAGTGCTTCGGCGCCATCGAGACCTTGGCGAACGTCGGGTCGCCCTGCGTCAAGCCGGTGCCGGAATCGTCGGCGATCCAGGACGCGGCGCCCGACGTGGAGAGCTTCGGAATGTCGATCGACGCCGTCAAGCCGCCGAGGACGGTCGCGCCGAGGCGCCTGAGAACGAGGCGCGCATAGAGCGCGTCGATGTACTGATCGCGCCGGAAGTCGGTCGCAACCAGGTTCGCGCCGCCGGAGTCCGGGCTCGCCGCCTGCGAGGTGATGTTCCGTTTCTCGATCTGGAAGATCGACATCGGGACTGCGATGCCTTGGAACGGTCTGCCTGCGCGCTTCGCGAGTTCCGCGCTGAGTTCGCGCTCGCGGCCGCAGTCGATCTGCGCGGCGAGATCGGGAATCTGGGAAACGATCGCGCGCCGCAGGCTGAAGCCGCGCAGCGCCTCGTCGAATCGGTCATCGCCCGTCCCGGCGATCGTCTCGCCCTGCATACGCCGTTCCGCCTCGTCGACGAGTTGCTGGCGCGAGATCCTCTGCTCGAGGCCCTCGAGTTCGGTCTTCAGCTCGTCGAAGCGCCCGCTCTGCTCCTTCGAGAGATCGCCCGCCTTGCCCTTCGGTTCGTTCGTGATCGAGCGCATCTCCGCGACGATCGCGGCGCGGCGTTCGAGTAATTGTCGGCTATTCATCGCATCCTCCAAGAGACTGCCCCGCCGAATCGTAGGCACATCCGAAAATTTCGTGGTGTCGTGCCACGGCGCTAGATCGCCAGGGAGACCGGGACCACGAACTCCGTCTTCTTCGGCGCCCGCGCGGCGAGGCCGATCGCCATCGCGAGCGCGACCATCCCGTCGATCCGCTCCCGGCTCTTGCTCTTGTCGAGCTTCCGGCTTCCCGCCGGGTCGATCTCGACGACGCAGTTGCTCGCGTTCCAGGTGAGGATCGGGTGCGCGCCGTGCCGGATCTTCCGGTCGAGGATCGCCGCCTCGAGCGCGTCGACGGCCGGCCCCATGTCCTTGAAACCCTGCCCCCAGGGCGAGAGCACGACGTCGATCCCCTCGTCGGCGAGGAGCTTTTTCAGGTCCTCCAGGCGCCATCTGTCATACGCGACCCCGAGGACGTCGAACTCGGAGGCGATCTCGGCCAGGCGCTTGACGATCGCGGCGCGGTCGATCGCGCGGCCCGCAGGTGCTTCGAGGAGTCCGGCTTGGTGCCATTGCTGATACGGAACGCGGTCCGTGTGCTCGCGCTCTTCGAGCCGGTCCTTCGGCGCCCAGAAGAAGGGGAGAACCGCGCCGCCGTCCTCCGGAAAGTAGAGAACGAGCGCGGTCAGGTCCGTCGTCGACGAGAGATCCAGGCCCGCGTAGCAGGGGCGCCCCCGGAGCTTTTCCCGGTCGACGTCGTCGCCGCAGGCATCCCATTCCGCCTTCGGGATGAAGCGCGCGTCCAGGACGATGCGCTGGTTGAGGTGGAGCAACCGGAAGGCCGGTTCCCGGGCCGGGATCCGCTGCGCCTGCATCGCCTCGATCCGCATCTGCTCCAGGCTCTTGAACCCAGACGCGAGCGCCGGATTGCAGGCGTGCCAGACCTTCTCGTCCCAGGGGTCGGCGTCCTCGGGCGCCGCGTAGATGACCGGGAGAAAGTGATCGTCCTTCAGGACTCCGTCGCGGACCTTCGTCCCGTAGTCGACGAGTTCGGTCATGATCGAGTGCGGGTCGCTCGACTGCGTCGAGATGACGATCCCGAGCGGTTCCTTGCGCGCCGCCGTCGAGGTCATAAGGACGTCGTAGAGTTTTCGGTTCGGCGCCTGCGCGAGTTCGTCGTAGATCCAGCAGGACGCGGAGAAGCCGTGCTTCGATTGAACGTCCGCCGATAGCGCCTGATACGTGCTGCCGGTCTCGCGGTCGGTCAGGGATTTGTTCCACTCCCGGGCGATGATTCGCTCGTCGAGTTCGGGGACGCCTTCGATCATCGCCTTCATCTCCGCGTAGATGATCGCCGCCTGCCCGCGTTCCGCCGCCGCGGAGAGGACTTGCCCGCGTGGCTCGGCCTCCGGACCGCAGAGATGAGTGACTCCGATCGCCGCCGCGATCGCGGTCTTTCCTTGCTTCCGCGGGAAGGTCAAGAGCGCCTGCCGGATCAGCCGGTGCCCCTTCGCGTCGATGCGGTAAATCGCCCGCAGGATCTCGAGTTCCCAATCGGCCAACTTGAACAGCGTCCCCGCGAGCATCCCCGAGGTGATCGGCAAGGTCTCGATGAACGCCGCGACGCGCTCGAATCGCGAGCTAGACGACGAGTCCGGCGCGCGCTTCTTCGGCGCCTGTTTCTTCGCAGGCGTGCGCGACTTCGGCTTCGCTCCTGGACCTCTAAGACCCACCGGAAACTAACCTAGGAAAGGCTTCGGGCGCCCGGTCTAGAGCGCCAGCCGTGGGAAATATTTTTTTCATCGCTTCTCGTTCCACCAGTGGTCCCCGAGCGGGAGACCGTTCGCGTCGCATCCGAATGAGCCCGACTTCTCGATGCGTTGTTTCGTCGAGTCGTGGCACGTCTTGCAGAGGGACTGAAGCTCGCCGTGGAAGAGTGCGCGATCTCCCCGGTGCGGCGTGACGTGGTCCGCTACCGTCGCGCGTACGGTCTCGCCGCGAGCGAGGCAGAAGGCGCAGAGCGGGTGCGCCCGCAGATGGGCGGCGCGTCGTCGTTGCCATCGTGCGTCGTAGAGACCGCCCACGTCAGAGGCCCCGCCGCTTCTGCTCGCCCCGTACGTGCGCGAGGGTCGCCTCGAAGCCCGCGATCGCCTCGCGGAGCGCCATCTCTTGAGCCGCGAGCTGCGAGTCGCTGAGCGTCCGGTAGATGTCCTCACCCTCGCTCGGCTTGCGCGCGAGCAGGCCCTCGAGTTCGGCGATCCTCTGCCGGAGTTGAGCCTTGTCCATCAGTGGACCGCCTGTAAGCCCTGAACGGGATCCCAGGAGAAGAACGGGTGCCACTGGCCCTTGTACTCGTAGCCGACCTCGAGCCCCGCCTTGTCGCCGAAGTTGATCCTCAGTCCCGGCCGTGCCCCGCCGTCGATCGCGAGCGCCGCGAACGCCGCCGCGTCTTGGGGCATCGCCTTGAAGTGCTCCAAGGCCGCGACGGCGAAGAATGCCTTGCTCGAATCGACCAGCGCGTCGAGCTTTGTGACGAATTCCTGTGCCTTGTCGGTGTCCATCATTTGCCCCTTCCGTCGAAATAGTTCGCGAGAAGATCGCGCGCGCGGTCGACGTCCGTGCGTGCGTCCCGGAGTAGTTGTTGCGCGTCCGAAAGCCGGCCGAGTTCGAGCGCGTAGCCGATGCGAATGAGCGCGCGGTTCGCGTTCCGGAAAGTCTGGTCGGCCATGATCAGGACCGCGTCCCGCATCGCAAGCTCGCGCCGCCGCTTGGCGCGATGAAGGCGACGAGACTCTGCAAGCGAATCACGACGCGGCATTCTTCTTCGATCCCTTCGGTCGTCCGCCGGTCCGGCCCGCGGCCCGACGAAGCTCGAGCAGCTGGTCGTGAACGCTCTCCTCGATCTCCTCTGCGAGGACGCGGCGAGCCTTGGCGACCGCGATCCACTTGACCGCGAGGTAATGGAGCACCGTCGGTAGGGGGACCGCGTAGAGTGCGGCCGCTTCGGCGGTCGCCTTCGTCGGGTCGCCGCCGGCCTCGATCCGGTTCTCGACGAGCCGAAGCGCCTTCAGGACTTCGATCTCGGTCACGTCGCCCTCCGCTCAAGCTCGGCCCGCGCCAGGTCGAGCCGTTCCTGAAAGCTCTGGACGATTCGCGGTCCGGGGTCGCTCTGGACCGCCCTCAGGCCGGCGATCGTTCGTTCGAGCCGCCCGATGGTGAACGCGAGGTGCTCGTCCGAAAGCAGCTTCAGTCGTAAGGCTTCGTTCATCTTCAAAAGGGAATATCGTCGTCAGGATTAGGGGGGATAGAACCGTTCTCTCTACTCAGCTCTGCTCTACTCAGGGAGGCATTGCCTCCGGCATTGCCTGAGGCATCGCCATTTCCCTTTCTCCAGCGGGCATTTGCGCCTTGCTTGCCGATTTTCGTTCGTTGCACCGCTCGTTCCAGAAGATGCCGACGCTGTCGGCTCAATTCCGGGTCGTGAAGTCGCGCCGGGTTGCGCGGACAGGGGCCGAAGAACGAGAGGACCGCGTCGGTCATCGCCGCCTTGACCTCGGCCGGATCCTTACCGAGAAGTCGAGCGATGCGCTCGGGCTCGCGCGGTATGTCGCCGCCGTTCGCCCAGCAGGCCCATCGCATCCCGACGAGCAGCCCCAGTTCCGCGAGGCTCATGTCGCGGACCCTTTCGGTCGCGAGCAGGTCGGCCGCGTATTCCTGGTATGCCGGAGGCGCGCGTCGCGCCAAGGTTTCCGGCGTGGGTCGATTCGGGGTAGAGTAGACGCGCATAG